GGGCCCAATCGCAATAAAGGTGAACGCCGCGCCCCTGAGAAGAATTTATTTAGCGAAGAGCAGATTGAAAAGCTGGAAGAAATCTTTCGTGAAAATATGTTTGAGTACCAGAAAGCATGGTACGGCGCCGGCCATCAACACCGAATTCGCAACATCTTAAAATCACGCCAAATCGGGGCAACTTACTTTTTCGCGCGTGAAGCCTTTATGGATGCACTCACCACAGGCCGAAACCAAATATTTTTATCAGCGAGTAAAGCCCAAGCGCACGTATTTAAAGGGTATATCATTGATATGGCGCGAGAAGTGGATGTTGACTTAAAAGGTGATCCGATAGTTTTGCCTAATGGGGCAACACTGTATTTTCTTGGCACCAATGCCCGTACCGCGCAGAGTTACCACGGTAATTTGTATCTTGATGAGTATTTCTGGATACCCAAATTCCAAGAATTACGCAAAGTCGCCTCCGGTATGGCCATGCACAAAAAATGGCGTCAAACCTACTTTTCGACCCCATCCGCATTAACACACAGCGCGTATCCGTTCTGGTCTGGAAAGCTCTTTAATCGTGGTCGTCGTAAAGCCGATCACGTTGAGGTCGACATTAGCCATCAAGCGTTAGTGAATGGCATGATGTGTGGTGATGGTCAGTGGCGGCAAATTGTCACGATTGAAGATGCCATGCGCGGCGGGTGTAATTTGTTCGATATTGATCAACTCTATTTAGAATACAGCCCTGATGAATTCGAAAACTTGCTGATGTGTGAGTTTGTCGATGATATTGCATCCATCTTTAATTTGCAGTTAATGCAAAAATGCATGGTGGACAGTTGGGAAATATGGGACGACATTCAGCCGTTAATGATACGCCCCTATGCTTATCACCCTGTTTGGATTGGTTATGACCCCGCGAAAGGTACTCAAAACGGAGATAGTGCGGGTTGCGTGGTGATTGCGCCACCGCTACACAAAGGCGGTAAGTTTCGCATCCTTGAACATCATCAATGGCGTGGCATGGATTTTCGCGCGCAATCCGAGGCGATAAAAGAACTCACCGAGCGTTACAACGTGCAATACATCGGGATTGACTCCACAGGTATTGGCCATGGTGTCCTGCAAAATGTGCGGGAATTTTTCCCTGCTGCAAAAGAATTTGTCTATAACCCTGCCTTAAAAAATGCATTGGTGCTTAAAGCTTATGACGTGATTAGCCATGACCGGTTGGAATATGACGCGGGTAGTAATGATATCACGCAATCTTTTATGGCCATTCGCCGTGCCACTACCGCCAGTGGTAACCGCCCAACTTATGAAGCTGACCGCAGCGAAGAAGCCAGCCATGCCGATTTAGCATGGGCAACCATGCACGCCCTTTATAACGAACCGATCACCGGTGAAAACCACAATCAACATAATATCGTCGAGGTCTTTTAATGAGCCGTAAAAATAAAAAACGCCAATCACAAACACTGGCGCAAAAAACCGACAGCGCATCAATGGAAGCATTCACTTTCGGTGATCCAATCCCCGTGCTTGATAAGCGTGAAATTTTTGATTATTTGGAATGTGTGCAAATTGATAATTACTATGAACCGCCAATTAGTTTTAACGGCCTTGCTCGCACGTTCCGTGCAGCCCCACACCATAGCAGCGCAATTTATGTAAAACGTAATATTCTCACCAGTACCTTTATACCCAATAAATATTTAAGCCGTCAGACGTTTGATAGCTGGGCATTAGATTTTTTACTGTTTGGTAATGGGTATCTTGAAGAACGAAATAACCGGTTAGGACAATCACTGAATTTTAAACATTCGCCGGCTAAGTTTACCCGCCGCGGTGTTGATTTAGAAACTTACTGGTTTGTGCAATACGGATACGATATTAAACCGTATGAATTTCAAACGGGCAAAGTGTTTCACTTGATTGAGCCGGATATTAACCAAGAGTTATACGGCTTGCCTGAATATCTCGCGGCAATCCCGTCCGTACTGCTCAATGAATCGGCAACACTATTTCGCCGTAAATATTATCTCAATGGTTCGCATGCCGGTTATATTCTGTATATCAGTGATGCAGCACAAAAAACCGATGATGTTGATAAAATTCGTGAAGCACTCAAAAGCAGTAAAGGACCAGGGAACTTTCGCAATTTATTTTTGTACGCACCTGGGGGAAAGAAAGACGGCATCCAAACAATTCCGCTTTCCGAAGCTGCCGCAAAAGATGAATTTCTCAATATCAAGAATGTGAGCCGCGACGATATGTTAGCGGCACACCGTGTGCCACCACAAATCATGGGTATTATTCCTGAGAACGTGGGCGGCTTTGGTGATGTTGAGAAAGCGGCAAAAGTATTTGTGCGCAATGAGTTGATGCCGTTACAAAGTAAGATGATGCAATTGAATGATTGGTTTGGCGGGGAGATTATAAAGTTTAATAAATACTCGCTGGACTTAGACGACGAATAATATCACTCGTTAATTCAATGATACCGCCCATTGAGGCGGTATTTTTTTACCTGTAGGTAGGTGATCTCGACGCCCTAAATAATAATAAGACCCCACTGTATTATACCAAACCTAACTCACCAAGACGAATCGGCAATAAATTACCCTCATCAAATAGCGATTTAAACGCACTATACGCCACCGCAAAGCGTGCAAAATTAATTGCTATCTAGTTATAGAAATTTGATTTTAACGCTGTGACGGCTCGGAGATTTTACGGACGGATATTTAACAATAAACACCTCGCCGCGCAATCGTAGCCCCGCCACGCCTGCCCACTAAATAGGTCGGTTTTCATGCACCTGCAAGAGATCGTCTGAACAGCGCCAGTGGTGGTGCTTCACACGGGTAACGATCCTTTTTTAATCTTGCGGATTTGGGCAGGAAATTGCGAAATTTGTGCGTCATGAAAAACAAAAAGGAAAACCGCCTTACGGCGGTCTGGATTAGGGTTTCTTTGGCGGCAAATTTACTTCTATTTTCGTTAGTGTCATTTCATCAAGCGACTTATGTTTCGCAATAACGATGCCAAAACATCGTAATATTTCATTCAATTTCAGTCCGTCTTGCATAATTAGATTGTCTATATTATTGATGAAATTCATTAACTGTCGTCTTTTTTCACTATCTAAGTGCTCTTGATGTTGTTTAGATGGTTTATATCCTTGCATATTAAACCTCATGAAATTTACAGAGAAACAGCTCAGAAAAATCAGCATCATTCCCTATATCATCCGTTCTTTCCTTCAACACAGTTAAACATTGTTGTTCACTTACAATAGCTTCAAACAAATTAACCCTATCCGTAAATGCTCTTTCTTCGGCGTAATGTAAGATGCCTTGCTGGTTTGCGGGATCTAACTTAGAACGAGTTGAATAAAATGTCATACGCCACTTTTTGTGCATGGCTATACCTTGCGCTAAAGACAAAACGTTCGATGGTCTGAGATTCCACGACCATTCAGGAACATACACATCCCCTGCAATACCTGAAACACCATGGCTCATTGCGTAAATAAAATAAACCTTTGCGCCATTGTTTAATTGAACCATTAACCGTTTATTTTCTTTGAAGTAATCGATTAAAACATCTGCCTTTAATTGATTTGTATGATCGCACAAATATCTAATTTCATTTTGAATAGATAATCTATCACTGATAAATATTTTATTCCTGCCAGTCAAACAAGCGTCATTTAGTGCTTCCAATGAAAAATACCATGATGATCCAATCTGCCTTGATTTGTTTAATACTCTATTACGATGAAATTGATTATGGCTCCACCTTTTCTGCCAAGAATTTAAACCGACATGCATTTTATAGGCTAATTCTATTAATAATTCATTTGTTACATTAATTTTAAACATGATAAAAGTTCCTACTTATCAAAACGAACAAAATTAATTATTTTTTCATTTTTGAAATCAATATCAGCGGCAATTACGCCATTATCAATTAGCCCATTGATGACACCCAGTAAGCCCATAGCAAATACATCTGCCTTTTTACCGCATACAAAAGAACAGTCTGAGTGCGCTAGTTTTTCACTTACTTCTACATATCTACTAAATAATTCGTAGGTTGCTTTTGGGTCTAATTCATTTAACTCATTTAATTTAATAATCACTTTATCTATATTCATTATTATCATCCTCATTAGTAAAATATTTATTGTCAATCCATAACGCTAATAGAAGTAATAGCGCCATAATTAATGCAGCAAACCAAAAAATAATAATCAGAATGGTTGTCCACACAGGTAATTTATCGTTTGGGTTCCTTTTGTAATGCCAAATAATGGATGTACAAAAAAAACAAAGCACCTATCCCCCAGACAATTAAAGAAATAATTATTTCGTCACTCATTTATTTTTCCTCGTCATATATTTTATTAATTCTTTTCCAATCCATTCCCCTACGGGGACTGAAACTCCATTACCTATTTGTTTATATGCATCTGTTGGACTAACTGGAAATTCAAACCAATCAGGGACACCTTGCAATCGTGCATATTCACGAACGGTGTAAGGTCTAACTCCCATTGGAAAATTTTTATCTGAAACTAAACGGGTACTTTTATCTTTAGCATAGTGAGCTACGCATGTTGGTGCTAAATCGCCATTCTCTGGATAACTAATAATTGGCAAGTCTCTATATTTTCCTTTCATGCGTGAATAAACTGATGTGGTTATATTTACATCTGGTTCAATTTCTAAAATATCTGCCAATTTAATTGGTTTATGATTTTCAGGTGGTTGCGGAGTAAAAAATTGTTTTGTACCGATAATAATTAATCGACTACGTTTTTGTGGTAACCATGTTTCAGACTTGATCGGGCAAAATACGTTAACATAGTAATCTGGCATTTTCTGCATAGCTTCCATCACAACAGGAAATGCTCTCATCCCTGGTACATTCTCAACAACATAAAATTCAGGTCGCGCAATTGCTAAGTGCCGTAATGCATGTAAAAATAACTCATCACCAGTACGAACTCCGTGAATATCACCTATATTGCTGTATTTTGTGCATGGGTAAGTAAAAACCATACCATCACAAGAATCTTGCTCTAAAACTAACTCTTTAGTTAAATCACATTCTTTTATGTGGTTTCCCAAATTTCTCCGGTATGTTGTGCAAGCGGCTTTATCTATTTCGAATGACTGAACTATATTTATCCCAGCTTGTAGCAAGCCAATATCCATTAAACCCGCACCACAGAAGTATGAATTTACTGTCACCATCATTTTCTCCTTAACTTATTAATTCTAGTCAACGTATCCGCGTATCTTTTTTGATGTTTATTACTGATAGATGCTTTTTGTGCCTGTAACTCTTGTTTTTGCAGCTCTTTCCCACTCTCGTTTAAGCTCAATCTCAGCCGTTCCCCATCGAATTTTATAAAATGCAGCTCATCACTCACACCTAAACCGTTAATGAACATGGTTTCAATCTGTGGAATATCGAAATTAATGCCGACTTCGTTGGCAAAATTGATAATTTCCGACTGAATTTCCTTATCGATCTCACTTACTTCAATGTTTGAAATCTGTCTTTGTTGATTTCTCTGTAATATTTCGCTCTCAGCGGCGTTTTGAGCATCCGTTTCCACAAACGCGAAACCGTATTCCTTTATGTTGCATACTTCACCTGATCCGTGCTCAGGCTCGTAAAATTGCACATCTGATAGATTGGATGTGATCCGCGATCTACAGTTATTGACAGGACTCCGAGGCGCTCCGCTGTCGCTTCTTAAAAGATTAAGGTCAACGTCAACGGCGCTTTTCTTAACGATTTGATACTTTCTGTCACGCGTTTTAATGACTGGAGTACCGGCTTTTAATTGGTTGTAGATACCAACAACTTTCTGAACATCTTCGCCGTAAACATTTACATCACTGATCTCACGAGCAACGCGTATCGTTTCTTCACTCCGGCGAATACATGGGCCACCTTGTGACATAACATATTCAAAGAAGTCACCGCTATCTGCTGCCGCACGTACGCGCTCTGCAACTTCGCCAAGCTGATCAGCAATAGAAACACCGCGTAAACAAGAACGGCGACACTCTCGATAAGCGCCTTTTGATGGGAGTTTATAAAAATGAAATTGTGGTATACGCCAAGTTGAAGCCCACGCGGTAACTGCTGCCGCCATACTTTTTAAATCTTTGCCGGTTTCGTGGTCTATCTCACCATCAAGGGCGTAACCGTCGATATTTTTAGCGATATATTTTGCGATATAGCCTACTGCACCACCGCGGTTCATGTGTTTACATTCAAAACGGTATTTATGTGCGCCAGCCTCGTCACCATCTTCTTTTAATGCACGCTTGCGCATAATATCAATGGCATCAGCCCTACTTGCCTTATCAACAAAAAGCAGCATGTGCCAATGTGGTGTACCGTCATGATGCGGTTCGACAACCCGAACACCATAAACATTAATGTTATTGTCATTAAATGCCGAACGAATACGCGACCAAACTTTGACTAAGTACTGTTGCCCGTCCTTTGGTGTGTAGGCCTCATTTTTCCATTTGCTGTTAAGTACTGCGATCACGTCTTTTTTGCGTTTACGTAACTTTGTTGGGTGGTATTTTGACGGGCAAGTCATAGTGATAAACATTCCAATATCACCACGTTCTTTCGCTACGCGTTCAATCCCCGCCATTTGAGCCATAAGTTCCATGCGGCGAATTTCAGGATTTGAAACACTCGCCATAACTTTATCGAACAGATCAAAGCGTTCACCGGTTTCAACATCCTGAATATCCATGCCTTGTAGGTATTGCATATTAGACAAACGCTGCGCTTGCACTGCGCGAATAGCCTGTTTACTAGCGTATGGATTGCGATTCTGGCAAACATCCATATTGGCAATCATTAAGGCTTCTAACCATTGAGTGCGGTGGGCTTTTAACTTCCGACACCAAAAGTCTGCATTAACCAAGCGCTGTACAGCCGCTATCACTTTTCGAATTTCTAGATTTTGCTTACCTTTGCCTTTTTTGCGATTTTTCAAAACTCGGCGGTAAGCTTTATAATGAAGCGGTGCAACATGTAACCCTTTCACCAACTCAGCCAAACGCCCGTAAATTTCTGTTTGTACTGAATCTTGATAGATAACTTCACGATCACCGTTATTCTGTTCTGTAAACTTATCGCAATAGATTTCATACAAATTAGAGAAACCGACAGCAATAATTTCAGCCAACTTTTTTATCGATTTATCATTCAAATCAAATAACCGGTTATATTGGCTAACATCAGGCGATAAACGAGTTGAAATTGTTAATAATGCTTTTGTTTCAATTTCATAACGTGCATTGATAACTAGCAATCTTTGCCATATCTGCTGATGGAAACGGTAATATAAAAAGTCGTAGGCTTTACGTAGGCCACTTTCTTTTAATAAATTGTCACAGTGTTTTTGATAGCGATAGCGCAGAACGCGCGGCAAGGTTTGAATATCACTTAAAATCGCTTGCCCCTGAACAATTTGTTCACGGGTAAGCGGTCTTTCTATATCAGATTTATAGTAATCATTATCTTTTGGCTTATTCCACGGATAAGGAAATACCATATCCGCGGTATAAGTCAGCGGTAACGTGGTGAAATCTAATACCTTAGACATTAAGCGCCCCGCCTAATGTTTCTGGTCGTAATGCGTTGATAGCCGTTTCACACCGGCGAGAAATGATATCTACCGCTTCACGATAAACATCTAATGTTTTAATGCCTCGCCCTTTAACGTTTTGAACATGATAAGAAACTAAATCAATTGCCAGCATCCACGGATCAGAATGACAGCAAACAAGGCTATAACAACGATTGCGGCGGTTATATGACAGCAACCGCCAGATAATTTTATTATTTTCTGTATCAACATGTCGCTGAATAGCAAAGCGTGTGCCGCTAATGTAAACGCCATTGATAGGATCAAGCATCATTACTTAACCCCCTCTAAAACAGCGATAATTTCAATAGCTAATTTACGATTACCGTTAGCTGCAATTGTGCGCGGTGCTTCTATTTCATGAATAGTGAAACCAAGGTCAGCGTAAAGTGTTTTAGCTTGCGGGGAATTAGAAACGGTGATCGGATTGCCTTGGCTATCATTAATATCTTTTAATGCAATCGCTAACGCTTCATGGTCAGCATAGGTAAAGCCGGCTGTATGATATTGAGTAAAGCTATCGCTCCCGCCCATGTATGGCGGATCACAATAGATACCGTCACTATATTCAACTAATGAAAGTGTATCTTGCCATTCAAGGCAAGTGATGATGGCATCCTGAGATTTAACAGCAAAGGTTATTATTTCTTCCTTTGGAAAATACGGTTTTTTGTAATTACCAAAAGGAACATTAAAACCTGTTTTTTCGCTATATCTGCAAAGTCCGTTGTAACAGTGCCTATTTAAATACAAAAAATTGACAGCCATTCCTTCTGGAGTCATGTGTTTCTTAGTTGTGTTAAATTTGTTTCTTATTTCGTAATAGCTTTTTACTTGATTAAATGTCTGAAAATAATATTCAGCATTTGGCATAAACTGCACAGGCAATGACTGAGCCATGAGATATAGGTTAATTAAATCAGGATTAGCATCCTCAATTAAATACTGCTCATAGTCCGTGTTCATCATCACAGCGCATGAACCAGCAAACGGCTCAACTAAGCGTTTTGCTTTTGGTAAGTGCGGGCGTAATTGCTCCATGATACGAACTTTAGAGCCAGCCCACTTGAGGATAGTTTTATTTGATTTAGCCACGATAATTATCCTCAATTCGAATAACTGAAAATGAAATCATCACAAAAGGAGGTAATGCCCTTAACTCTGGGTAAACCTCATTAATTTTTGTGATGTCAGTGATGAGACATGAAATAGCATTGCCGGTGTAACTGGCATAAGGTCTATTGATTGAATTGAATTCACGTAAAAATAGTTCATCACCTACCTGAAAATCTCTATCAGCACGGCGAAACTCGGCTGTTTTCAAACCATCTTGAACGAGATGAAAGTAATGAGGAGCTAGCTTGAGCTCATGTTTTCTTTTCATCGTCACACGCTCCGATAATGTTTACTTTTAAGCTCAAAAATCGTTTGGCAATCAATGCAGCGAGTGCAACCCTGTGATGCAATGCGGCGTGCTTCTGAAATAGGCTTGTCGCAGTCTTCACATTCAAAAGCTGAAACACTGACTAAACGATTAGTAATGGTTTTGATTTGTTGCTCACGCATGAGCATTTCGTGCTCGCTAGCGCGGTCAATTTCTTTAGACATGGTCCAGCTCCGCGGCCAGATTTGAGTAATGTTCAGACTCACCAACTAATAACTGGTGAATTTGTTCATCATTCAATTTTTCGTTGATGAGCTTGCACGCGATGGCTTCAAGGCGAGAGGAAAATTTATCAAACATGGCTTTTCTCTCATCCTCGCGAATAGCTTTAATACTGATAGCGACAGCGGAGTAATCGTGCTTACCAGTTGCAGTATCAACACCTATCAAAATTGGCTTTATCTCTTTATTTTTCATTATTCAATCCTCAAATTTAGAATGTAGGAATCCCTGACGCGCTAACGTCATTAATTTGTTTATTTACCTTAAATAGGCATGGCGATATGTTTAGGGAATAGCGCCGTAAGTGCTTTAATTTGATTTATTGCTGAAATAATTGATTGCATTTCCTCTTTATTAAATTCTTCAAAACCTAAATGATGTTTATCACTATTAATTTCGGCTAAATAAAGAATCATATTAAGCATTCTCTCATCACTTAATCTTAGATACTCAATAAATCCGGAAAGCTCTTTATTATCTGGACATTCTTTATTTGAATGAAAAACGGTTGTCCTTAATTGAGCAGCTTTATTCAACTCATTCACGCGATATTCTAAGCTGTCACCGTGATTTTCGTAGTGCCTAGTTATTACATTCTTTACTGGCACATCATCAGTTTTCACATTATCGAGTGATTCAATAAGCTTTTTTGTTTTAACTAACTCAATTGCCGTAGTTCCCATGTTCTATATCAACCCCCTAAAATGGGATGTTATCATCCATTGGAATATCACTCATGCAATGTATACCTTTACCTCTTGTTCCCAATGCATTTTCAGCACAAGCCTCTCTTACGTCACTACTTAACTCACAGATAATAAAATCAACATCTAGAGGACTTAAACCATAGGTAACTATGGCTTTATTCATGACGGATATAATATCTTGCTTAATATCATGCTTTGCTGCTGATAATGCACGTAGTCTTTTAATAACACTAAATTCATCAGAGCATGCAGTTTTTGTTTTATTAAATTCTTTTGGTTCTGACATTTCTATTTTGATTTTCATTTTTAACCCTCACTATTATTTAATAGCTGCCGAGAATAAATATAAAAAGAATAAAATACCGCCAATCATTAAAATTTTATCCATTAACGATAATTGGCGTTTTTTATTTCGTTTGTGTTCATTAAATGATGAACTCGTTAATTTATGTTTGTGTTGCTGAAATTGTAATTGAGTCATTTTATTAACCCTTTATTAGTGGATAGAATGGCAATTCATCGATAATTACAAATAATGAATCTATGTATTTTTTTGCATCACTCATTGAATCAAATAAACCAAATGAATCATCATTTCGTTGAACGTGATAGCGGGTTACTGGATTCATAGCTTTAGCCGGTAACTTAACGATTAGAAAGCCACGATATTTAAAGCTGTGAGTTGATATCTGGGTTAATTGATTAATCATTGAGGTTCACCTAATCCCAACCAAATTAACCAACCATCACGTAGCTCTTTTGGCATTTTTTCACGTGCCATACGTAAGCCTTTATTCCAATCGGTTACGTCGATGTAATACTCACCGCGGGAATTATCAGGGTGCTTTACTTCTACATAAGGTAGTTTTCCATCCTTACGCATATCAGATACTGCTTTGGTGGTTTTACCGATGTAGCCTGCGAACTTTGTTTCAGTAACAAATTCCGAACCTTCTTTAGGATTTCCGATTTCTTTGGACATCTGATAACCTCTTATTAATGGGCGCTCTTTGGCGCTCTTTCGCGCCTCGTAGCGATACTTGGCAATGTAACATATTAGATATAATCGGAGATATCGTATTATATGTCAATACCTCAATCTGAAAAACTAAAACTAATTCGTGAGTCAGAACGAATGAAAGCTAAAGAAGTCGCTGATTTAGTAGGCATTAATTACTCTTCTTACCATGGCTATGAAATAGGAAAGGCAAAAATGCCAATGGAGGCAGGAATGAAATTATTTACACATCCAAGATTTAAAAAATATCTTCACTGGTTCATGTTCGATGAGACCGATCCTGAAGCTGGTCAAATCGCACCGGCTCTCGCACACAATGGGCTAGAGACAATAACCTCACCCCATTCAGAAAAGAAAACTGGTTAATCATACATTTAGCATTCTGTGATTTTATCGAATCACAATGCCTTTCAGCCATTGGAGGGATTTCTTATGTCAATTAAGAAACTCGAAGATGGTCGATATGAAGTGGACATTAGACCTACTGGCCGCAATGGAAAGCGGATCAGAAGGAAGTTTAATAAAAAACATGAAGCTATTGCTTTTGAGCGTTACACCTTAGCAAATTACTCTGAAAAAGCTTGGAAGCCAAAACTAGCCGATAAAAGAAAGTTAAGCGAGCTGATATCACAATGGTGGGATCTATTTGGCAAAAACGCTGTACATGGCATTAATCAGCGAAAAAAGGCAGAGCGAGTTTGCGAGGGGTTATCAGACCCGATTTCATCTCAGGTGACTATAGGTCGAGTTAATATCTACGCGGAAATAAGACAGGCAAAAGGAATTAAAGCATCAACGGTCAATAGGGAAATAACAGCGTTAAGGGGGATATATTCAGATCTTATCAAAACTAATCTTTATCATGGTAATCACCCATTAGCTGGTTTTCAGGGACTGAAAGAACAAGTGCCCGAAATGTCTTATCTAACTAATGAAGATATTAAATTATTTTTATCCAAGCTATCAGGTGACAACTACAACATAGCAGTTCTGTGTTTAAGTACGGGAGCTAGATGGGGAGAGGCAATGAAATTAAAAAGGGAACATGTAATTGAAAATAAAGTTCGGTTTACTTATACCAAAACAGGTAAAGCGAGGATTGTGCCTATATCGCCAGAAGTTGCAGACCTTATATGTAAAAATAAAAAAGGACTGCTATTTTCTGGTGTTAAATATTCTTTATTTCGCCAATTACTAAAAGAAGCCAAACCCTCATTACCTAAAGGACAAGCGGTACATTCTTTAAGACATACGTTTGCAACCCACTTTATGATGAACGGGGGTAGCATTATTACGCTTCAAAAAATATTAGGTCATGGTTCATTAATGCAAACCTTGACCTATGCTCATTTTGCTCCTGATTTTTTACAAGATGCCATCTCATATAATCCACTAAAAGGAAAAACAGTAATGTAAAAAATGTCCACACGTTGACCACACTATAGCGTGCTTTGGCGTTTTTAGGCGCTGTTATCTATATGTTTACTATATTGTTTTTATTGGATATATTGATTTTAAAGGCATGAAAAAGGCCAGCATTGCTGGCCTTTTTCATGCCCGTCATATTAGCTTTCATATTTCGCACCATAGCGTTGTTGGCTTCATAAGTTCATCCGAATCACGTACTTATGTACGCTCATCGGTATAAACTTATTTGCCGCCTAGCTATAGCACGAACTATATAGGCTAAAGAAACATGTTTTTAAAGCCAAAACACCAAAAGCTAAAAATGGTTCAAAAATTGCTTCTCAACAAAACCACCACTTTCACTTGTATTACCAGTAAAATTCCCTAAAAATTGTGTTAAAACAACAATTAACATTGTAATCAT